GACGGTGGGACGGCAAGGTTAGTTACTTTCAGTTAGGTGGAAGTTCGTTTATTAATTTATTACCAAAGATACTTCCTGTGCTTGATAGTATGGGATATGAATTTGAGATTGATGATCATAGAGAATATCAAACTGATTTTAAATTTGAACAAATTACAGCTAACACTTTTTCAGACAGAACATGGCCAGTAGGACATCAATTAGCAGGAAAGCCTGTTGTACTTAGAGATTACCAAGTTGATATTATAAATAACTTTATAAGCAATCCACAAAGTTTGCAAGAAATTGCAACTGGTGCTGGAAAAACTATTATGACTGCGGCGTTAAGTAAGTTAGTCGAGCCATATGGTCGTAGTATTGTTATTGTACCAAACAAGAGTCTAGTAACCCAAACAGAAGAAGATTATGTTAACTTAGGTTTAGATGTTGGTGTATACTATGGAGACCGTAAAGAGTTTGGCAGAACACATACTATCTGTACTTGGCAAAGTCTAAACATCTTATTAAAGAATACTCGTAATGCAGAAGCACCAATCAGTATTGGAGAGTTTCTTGAAGATGTTGTATGTGTAATGGTAGATGAAGTACACATGGCAAAAGCAGATGCACTTAAGACATTACTTACAGGAGTAATGAGTCAAATACCAATTCGTTGGGGACTAACAGGAACTATTCCAAAAGAAGCATTTGAGTTTATGAGTCTTCTAGTAAGTTTAGGAGAAGTAACAGGACGCAAGACTGCCAGCGAATTACAAGATATGGGAGTACTTTCTAATTGTGAAGTTAATGTTATACAATTAGTTGATCACGGTGATTATAGCAATTATCAAAGCGAATTAAAATACTTACTTACAGACGAGAAACGTTTAGATTACCTTGCTTCGTTGTTTGGCACAATTGGAGCAGCTGGTAATTCTTTAATACTAGTTGATCGTGTAGAATCTGGTAAAGCACTAGTTAGTAGACTAGGCGACAAAGCAGTTTTTATTAGCGGAGCAACTAAAGCAACTGACAGAAAAGAACACTATGACGAAATTGCAGATGTAGATAACAAAATTATTGTTGCTACATACGGTGTTGCTGCTGTTGGTATTAACATACCACGTATATTTAATCTTGTCCTCTTAGAACCTGGCAAGAGCTTTGTAAGAGTTATACAAAGTATCGGACGTGGTATACGTAAAGCACAAGACAAAGACCATGTTAAGATATGGGATATAACAAGTACATGCAAATATGCAAAAAGACATTTAACTAAAAGAAAACAATTTTACAAAGAAGCCAAATATCCATTTGTGCTACAAAAAACAGATTGGAAATAACAATGAAAGAAAACAAAGCAAAAACTAGTTCTAACCCTGCAGGCGCCCGTCAACCGGGTGAGCTTATGTGGAATGCTGGAATCTTCTATATGGCAGATGGGTTTACATTTGACTCAACAAAGCCTATAGTTCAGTGGATTATTGAAAAGAATTTATTGCCTGGTAATGAGCGACCAAAGGAACTTACATTAATTATTAATAGTCCTGGTGGAAGTGTTCATGCTGCCTTTGCACTTATTGATACAATGAAAGGTAGTGCTATTCCAATTAAGACTGTTGGCTTAGGACTTATTGCAAGTTGTGGTGTACTTACATTTATGGCAGGTACGAAAGGTAGACGCATACTAACTCCTAATACAAGTATTCTATCGCATCAGTATAGTTGGGGAAGTAGTGGCAAGGAACACGAATTGTTTGCTAGAGTACGTGAGTTTGAACTATCTACGGAACGTATGTTGGACCATTATAAAAAATGTACCGGACTTAAAGAAAAAGTTATACGTGAAGTATTACTTCCGCCTGAGGATAAGTGGCTTAGTGCCAAAGAAGCAGTTAAGTATGGTATAGCAGATGCTATAAAGAGTGTGTACTAGATGCAAATATTAACCCTAGAAAACGAAACATTTTCAATGAACGATCTGCCCGAAGAGGTAGATGATATGAGGTTTGCAGTCTTAGATAACAGTAACCCAAAAGAACCAGACTACTTTTTTATTCCACTAATATTCTTACAGAGCTTTAATAGTCCTGCACTAGTATTAAGAATTGGAAAATACACAGTTCGAATGCCACGCGATTGGATGATGCTTATTGGAGAACCTGATCACGGAGACTTAGAAGTTATTCCGTTAACAAGTTTAAATGATAGAGGTTTTCATGCATTTACTTTTAATCCAAGAAGTGACTTTAAGCCTGAGTTTAGGCCTGTAGAGATTGTTGATGTATATCAAGATGTACGATGGTATTTTCCTAAACTTAAACCTGGACAGTTATTAGCAGTACCGTTAGAAACTGGTTCTAAACCTAAATGTGCATATTTTGTAGAAGAAATTAGCAGAGCATCGGAAGTAGTTGATGTTGAAAAAGTCTGGTAATAATTATATTGTAAAAACTTCTAATATGTGTTATAGTTTAAGTCTAAGTGGAGATAACCAACAGACTTGGAATAGGACACAACGACCGTTAATTGAGAATGTTATTAATTTTTTTAATGATAGAGAAATGGTTAACGAAGGAGTAAATATTACAATTGATTGGGACTCGCAAAACAATCGCTGGTATCATATTGTGTTTGAGAACATTGATGATGCTACATTATTTGAAATAACATATGCAGAGTATTTTTAACTATGGCAGGTAAACTTCCACTAAACAAAGTATTAGGTGCAATGGACCGCAAAGATAGGCAGTTCTATGATAACCTTACAGATGAAGAAAGAAAAGCATTTAGTCCTTTCTTAATGAACCGTTATGCAAGTAGTGTAAAAGGAGCAGGTGAGTTACAAGAATGGTGGCTTATTGCTACAAATAAACGGGTTAATACACATTTTTATGACTTAGGTAAGCACCCTAAACTACAATGGTTACTAATGACAACTGCAAGTCCTGGTATGGGTACTGCATTTCATGAATGGATTGCAAATAAAAAGAAAGTGGCTAGTAAGAACAAAATTGGTAAAGCATTAAATCATATATACCCTCATGCTAAGCCAGATGAGATTGAACTACTCGAGAAACTTAATACTAAAGCAGATGTTAAAAAGTATCTTGAAGATTTAGGATATGACGATAAACAACTCAAAGAACTATTATGAACAATACGTTAATGTCAATTGCAAGAGAAGCTGCAAAGGCCAAATCTGTGAGTGACAAGAAGTTTGTTTGCAAATATTGCGATAGAAGTTTTAGTAAAGAAAAAACTTTGTTTAGCCACACTTGTGAGCAAAAACGTAGATGGTTACAAGAGAAAGATGTACAAGTACAATTAGGGTTGCAAGCATATCTAAGGTTTTATGAAAGAACACAAGGTGCTAACGGTTCTAAAAAAACATACGGAGATTTTGCTAATAGTCCGTACTATAATGCGTTTGTAAAGTTCGGCAAGCACTTGGTTAGTATAAAAGTAATCAATGTTAGCAAATTCATTGACTATGTGATTAATAACAATGTTAAACTAGACCAGTGGTGTCATGATAAGCATTATCAATTTTACTTAACAACACATTTAAAAGTTGAGAGCTGGCAAGATGCTATTACTAGAAGTTTAAACACTATGGAAGCATGGGCTGATGAGAACAAGGTACAATTAAAAAGCTACTTTATTGCAGCCAATACAAACAGAGTATGCCAGCATATTGTCAACGGCAGGATTAGCACTTGGGTAGTATTTAATTGTGATACTGGTACTGACTTTTTAGGCAAAATTAGCCAAGAACAACTTGCAATGATATATGAATATATTGATCCAGACTTCTGGAAGAAGAACTTTATCAAGTATCATCATGAAACTGCTATTGTTAAAAGTGCATTAAAGGAAGCAGGTTTATGAGAGATTTACCAGATATTGACCTTGACTTTGCAAACAGGCAGAGTGCAATAGATCTAATTGAATGTACTCCTGCGATGATGAAAGAACATGGTGTACTTAAAAAGCACAACACCGGTGTATATTATACAAATATTCCAAATGATCCAGCAACTGGTATTTCAACAATAGATTATAAAACTGCTGAAGATAGAGGCTATTTTAAACTTGACTTACTAAACGTAGCAGTATATCAACGTGTTAAAAATGAAGAACATCTTGACAAGTTACAAGCACAGGAGCCTATTTGGGAGTTACTTTGGAAAAGCAAAGAGTTTTGTGAAAAAGTAATACATATAGGAAACTACTATGATTTAATTGTAAAGAAACAACCAAATAGCATACCGCAAATGGCAATGTTACTAAGTATTATTAGACCGGGTAAAGCACACTTACAACACAAGGACTGGAAGGAAATAGCAAAAACTGTTTGGGAAAAACCTACAGACGGTAGTTACTATTTTAAGAAAGCACACGCTGTTGCATATGCACATTTAGTAGCAGTACACATTAACTTATTATGCGAGGATTATTAATGACATATCTTGTAACTGACAACTGCGTCAAATGTAAATACACAGATTGCGTCAGTGTATGTCCTGTAGATTGCTTCTATGAAGGAGAAAACTTTCTAGCAATTAATCCTGATGAATGTATTGATTGTGGTGTATGTGAACCTGAATGCCCTGCAGGTGCTATTGTTCCTGATACGGATATAGCAGGAAGTGAATTAGAGTATTGGATGAAAGTTAATACTGACTTTTCATTAAAATGGCCAGTTATAACAATACAAAGAGATCCATTACCAGACGCTGATACACAAAACAGACAGTTAAATCCGGAGGTACCGGATAAAAGAGATCAGTTAAGTGAAACACCTGGACTAGGTGATTAGTCTACTTTTTTAATTAGTTGAATACTTCGTCTTTTAGTTCGCTTTTTACTAAGATCACTTAAACTTACATTAGGACCTGCAATAATTTCACAGTCTTTTGATATAAATGTAGTTAAATATGGACGAAACGGTAACCATTCGGCTTTAAGAAAGATGTTTATAGGAATCATTCTATTGGATTCCCACCACCAATCGTCACCAAGTTTAAGGAACAGTTCTT